ATCATGCACAGCAGCACGAGCACCGGCGCGGCCAGCTGCCCGCAGTATGCCGCGACCCCCGCCCCAACGACTGCCGTTACGGATTTAAGTACAGTTGCTGTGTTCATTTTTTTGCTCCTCTAAATGTTAAAGTTTATCCAGCCACACCGGCGGTGCGGGGATTGTCCGCGTCTCCGGCGCATCGAGCCAATAGAAATACCGCCCCTTACCCCCTTAGCCGATGATCGAAAACGCGGGGCGAACGCCATAAGAGCTAGAAGCGTAGTAGCAGGTCGCATTGCCGTTGTCGTCTACAAGGGCGAAATAGGAAGCGGTAATAACGTCTCTCAACCACCATGTCGTACGATTGCAAATACGGCTCGGCTCGTGCTGGAACAGCGGCAACTGGGATTTCTCGACACGGTAGTTAGCCGAGAAATTGCTACCGTCAGAAACAGGGGAGAAAATACCACTGCCGTAGACCATCTGCTCGCACATAAGGTCAACTTCGGAATCGCACCATGCGCAGCCGGAAGCACGACCATTCGCAACAGCGTTTGTCAGATAGATCCTGTGTTGCAGGATATGGCCGCTAAATGCCACATTGATGGTGGTCTTAGCCTGTTCCAGCCCTTCGGTGTACATCTTAGAGCCCACATAGCCGCCAGTAGTGACGTTCGTGTCATTCATCGCGTGCGTATACATATTGCCGTCTGGGACAAGCGTGACGTGGTGAGTATTGCAGACTGTATCTCCCGTCCTGTAATAATAGTCAAAGGCAGCGATACGATAGGTCACATCTCCAATCACCCAGTAATCACCGATGTATAAGTCGGTAAAACTACCATCCGCAATAGCCGCCCATTGTGTGGCGGTCACGCTCGTACCGAGGTTTTTTCCGCGGTAGATGGAGTTATGCGCGCCGGCCCCGCTAGACAGTATGGCAAGCACAGGAGCCGCCGCGTTTTCCGCGTTAGTTGCCGCGGTCTGCGCTGCCGTTTTTGCGCTTTCGGCCGCAGCCGCGTCTCCGCTGGCGTTGCTTGCTGCCGTTTCTGCTGCGGTCTTGGCACCTTCCGCGTCGATTGCGCTGGTGGACGCGTTCGTTTCGGACTGTCCCGCATTTATGGCCGCTGTCTGCGCCTGCCCGGCCGCGTTGGAGGCTGTACTCGCCGAGCTGGCGGCCGCCGTAGCGGAGTCTGCCGCTGCGTTTGCCGAAGATGCAGCCTGTTCTGCCGCTGCCTGCGCGGCAGACACCTGTCCCGGTATTCCCTCCGCCGCCGCGAGTGCATCGGCAATCTGCTTGGTCAGGACGCTGTAATAATCCGACGAGACAATCCCCGCGTCTGAGACGACGTTAGCAGAGACGTGCATCACGACCGCAAACGTCGTGATGCTGGTGCCCGCACTATCGTACAGTTTGATCTGTACCGGCACGTTTCCGCACACCGTAAGGGCCTGCGGCACAAGGGCCACGGTCACGACGTTGCCGTCGATCGTCGCAGCCGGCGTGCTGCCGTCAGGCAGCGTGTCGTAAAAGCCCGCGGTGCCGTCCGGCTTTTTGTAGCGGACAGTCACAAGCGTACCGTCGGGCACCGCCCACTGCGCTCCACCCGCGTAGATGCTAAAAGCGATTTTGCGGCTGTTGCTGTCGTCCTGTACCGCGTGTATGATTTGCGGCGCGCCCGGGTCGAGCAGGTCGACGCGCAGCGCCGCCGTTGTTTCAATTGACATTTTTTATCGTCCTCCCCTACTAGTCATTGCTGCAGAGCACGTAGTGGCCGAGCTGCGAGTCCCATACCCACGAGACGCCAAAATCCGCGTTATCGCCGATGGCGAGCCGGTCAAAGTGCCCGATGCGCTGCCCGTTTACTACGGACAGGATTGAGTTTCCGCTTTCGGTCCGTACCTTGTTGTAGACAACCAACGTCCCGGCTTTAATCGTCCCGGTATAGCTTCCGTCGCTTTTTTCGCCCACGCCTACGCCAATCGGCCCGAAGTACGAGTAACTGCTGTCCTCGCCGAGGCCGCCCTCATTTGTCACGGTGCCGGAAAAGACCTGCACAATGCCTCCGGCGCTTTGGGCTGTCGAGTAGATGCGCACGCGTAGGTTGTCGTTTTCCATCAACCTCAGCACCGCCGCCCACAGGTCCATCTCAAATCCGGCGTTTCGGCTCACCACATGGTCGGCGATCAAGTTGACGATGTTGACGAGATCAGCGTTGAGTGTGCCCGCTGTGATAAAATCGGCGACCATACCGTTTTCCAACGTGGCCCCGTAAGAAAACGGGCCGTTGTAGCCGTTATTGCTCGCGCCCCATCCCTCATGATTAAAGCGCCACACCTTGCGCGCCTTGGTCGGGTCCGGATCATCCGCGATGTACAGCGTGTCCGGCATGCCGTCGTTGTTGGTATCCAGCAGACGCACCGCGCCGCCGGATGCGCCGATGATAGTCTCCGTCAGCGCAAGCACTGCCTCGCGCAAGTAAGTCTCGCTCGGTTTTTGCTTGATCTCCTGTTGCTGCCCGACGATAGTGTCCGCGATGTTGGTGCGCACGTCGCCGATCTCGACCGAGCTGTACCGCTCAAGCAGCACGTCCGTCTCGATCTTGACGATCTCGGCCTTCGCCTCCACGCCAAGCTGCGGGTAGCGTATTGTCACCGTGTCGCAGAGGTCGCACTTTTCGAGCAGCGCAAGGTCATCGTACTCCGGAAACTGCTCGAGCTGTACAAAGCTTGCCGTGATGCTCGTTTTAGGTATGCCGATCTTGTTGTCCTCGACATATTTTTCCGCACGCGCCTGCAGCTGCTCCGGTGCCGGCTGCGTCTCAAAATCGTTGGAAAAATCCACTGGCACGACGCGCGTAAAATCGTACGTGCCCGGCGCGTTGACAATCTTAGGGTCGCAGGTCACAAGCGTACCCTCGGCGTTTGTCCAATACGGATAGATGCCGGTCGCCACGTTGGAGATGTTGCGGTCCTGCTCGATGTCCGTCAGGTTTTTGCCGTAGCTGATCACGACGCCGTTGTCGTATCCGCGATGGCCGTACAAGCGGACGGTAAAGCCGTCCCACTCGTACTCACCGCCGTACACGTCGAGGATCGAGCCGGATGAGCCGCCGAGAACCGAGCGTGTCGACGACGGTGTAGAAACAGCAAAAGACGCGACGGTAGCCTTGTCCGTCCAGAAGGTGAATGGACTATCCACCGCCGCGTTAAGGCTTAGCTTTGAGAGCGCATCCGGCGCGTTGATCGCTGTAAAAGGATTGAGCGGCACGCCGGAAAGATCGTAGGTGATATGCTGCGCGTACACCATGATGATGCCGTCCATCGGCCGCGTGATCCGGTAGATGCGGAAAGGCTGCGGAGCACGGTACGGGCTCGGGATCGCATAGATGATGCATCGGTCCGTAATCTCGTCAAAATGTACGCCGGTGTCCGGGTATTGCATCGTCAGTTCGAAAGCGCCGTTGCGCTCCTCGGTGACCGTGCAGCTGATCGAATCCGTCAGGACACCGAGCCCCTGCGTGTCAAACTCCGTCGCGGTGGACGGAAAAAGAATCGGTTTCATAGTGCCCTCCATCGCGGGGTAATCTCAACGGCTGAGACTCCGCCGCTCCAAGTAATCCGCGTTTCGCCGGCGGGCAGAGTCGGAAACTCGCCACCTGCGATGCGGATCGTGCCGTTTTTGTTTTTAAGGCCGCTGTAGGCGTTCTGCGTTTCGGCGTCCAGCGTCAAGCTGCCGTCCATGCTGTCGATCGTCACGGTGACACCGCCGACCGTCAGCACGCCGCTTCCGCTGCCCGTGATCTGGATCAGCGGCAGCGATTCGTCCCAGTTGTTAAGCAGGACCTGTCCGTTTTCAATCGCCTGCAACCATGTTCCGGCCTTGATATACCGGTGCGGTTTGCAATTAAAATTCAGCGTCATTTCGCCCGACCGGTTTAAAAACCGCGTGTCAAAATCCAACGGCCCGGTAAAAACCGCCATACGGTATTCGTCCGGGTGATAGTCGTCCTCCAACTTTCGGTATGTCATCGGAGAGCCGAGGAGCCACATGCGCGCCGCGTCCGTGTTCCGCAAAAAGTCTTTGTGGATAAACGCCGGATACGACACTGTGATGTTTTTATACGTTCCGTTGTCCCGTACCAGCGCGCCGCTGCGCCCGGGGATTTCCACGAGCTCATACCCACGTTCCGGTCCGTTGAAGGTGTTTTCGCCGCTGACGTAGATGCCGTACTCGCGGCAGCAATGCCCGGCAAACCAAAATTTATGCACCGAAAACCGCCGCCTTTCTTTCTGTTGCGTTTTGCATCTCATCCATGATGATGTCCGCCAGCGCCCGCACGTCCTGACCCGGCGCGCCGTATACCGTGATATTGACGCCGCCGAGGTCGGTCTGGTTGGTTGTGTTGCTGGTGAGCGGCTGCACCATGGCGCGGTTGCCCATCATTGTGAGCAGCTCCGGCCCGGCCTCACCGACGATCGCGGAACCTTGTGATAGGATACCACCCTTTGCCAGATACGGTATATTCGGGATATACGGGATGCTGAGGCCGAAATGCCCGCCGCCGAGCCATTTCGGCATGGTAAAGCTGATCGAGTTTAAGCCGCCGATCAAGCTGTTAATCGCACCGACCGCGCCGTTCAAAAGCCCGATGATGCCGTTTAACGGCGCCTTCACCATGTTTATGAGGCTGTTAAATAAGCCGCCGAAGATGTTGATGACACCCTGCCATGCCTGCTTCCAGTTGCCCGTAAAGACGCCTTTCACAAAGTCGATAACACCCTGAAAAATCTGCTTGATCGCGTTCCACGTGTTTTCAACATTTTTCATAAAAGCGTTGATAATGTCTCCCAGTCCCGGGCCGAAGATTTCCGTCCAGTCCGTTTTAAAGACGCCTTGCAGCCAACTATCCAGCCCCAAAAGGATGCCTTCAATTAGGTCGCACGCGCCTGTGATCAGCCCGGTGATGTAGCTCCACACGCCCGAGACGATCTCCTGCACACCGCTCCACGCCTGCTCCCAGTTGCCGGTGAAAATGCCTTGAATAAAATCAATTACACCGTTGAGAACCTGATAAACGCCGTCCCAGATGCCTTTCAGCAACGAAAAGAATCCATTCAGCACATTGCCTAAGACGGGGCCGAAAATCTCCGTCCAGTCCGTAGCAAAAACGCCCTGCAGCCACTCGTTAAAACCGGCCAACCACGCCTTGATCTCTTCGCCTTTTGTGACGATTAGCACCAGCACCGCGATCAGGGCCGCAATTCCAGCGATAGCGAGGACGACGGGATTCGCCGCAAGAAAGGACAGCGCAGCGGAAATCTCCGAAATACCGCTTTTAACACTATGCACAAACTCGACGATTTTCAGCGCAGTCAGCGCGATACCGATTGCGCCGATTACACCGATTACGATTTCCTTGTTTTCGATCAAAAAGGATACGACGTTCGATACCGCATCAAAAAAGCTCTGGACGTATCCGACGATGGTATCCATGTCGATGCCTGCCGTTGCATCCAAAATCGCCTGCAGAATGCCGTTTATGCCCTCCTGCACAGCTGTAAGTACAGGCTGCACACGCTCCGAAAGCTCGGCTGCCTTTTTCGTAAATTCAAGTTGCGCGTTGTTGGCGTCTACGATGTCCTTGTTGTTGCTGTACCATGCATCGCCGACATCACTGAGGCCCTGATCGGCCATAGCCTGCAAGACGAGGTTTGTCCGGTCGGCCTGCGTTTCGGCGTCCTGCAAGGCGAGATTGAAAAAATCTTCGGCGCTGGAAGCTTCTTGCACCGCCTTGTTCCACTCTTCGTTTTCCTCGGTGTTTTCTTTGAGCATCACGCCGAAGGTCTCGCCCTCTTTGCTGCCCCAGTTCAGAACGTCCGCAAATGTGCCCGTCACCTGTCCGGCGCGGATTGTTTCGTTGATCGATTCCGCAAGACCGTCGATCGGGATGCTGTCCCCGTATTTCGCCCAAGCGCCGACGGCACTCGAAATCAGACTGTTTATATCCTTTTGCGACGCACCGATTGCCTGCAAGTTTGCCGTTGTTGTGGCAGCGGACTGATCGTCCCCAAGCGCCCCGTAAAGTTGAGAAAAAGCCTCGCTTGTCTCCTCCGCGGAGTATCCCGCCGCCTCGCTGGAGGTTTCCAGCGTGCCCATGATCTTGCGGTACTCTTTGGTTTCCTCGTTCAGATCCTTAATCCCGGAAACAATTTCCTTGATTCCCTCGACAAGTATATCGGCTTTGAGGTGATCTGCGAAGCTGGACGCACTGTCTCCCGCTTCTTCGAGCGCGTCGTCTGCGTCCTTGGCCGCATCTTCTACGTCCTCGATCGGCTTCTCGTCGATCTTCTTGACCTTTGAGGCTGTCTCGGACGCCGCGTCGCCAAGTTGTTTTAAAGCGGATTCGCCCTTTGATTGCGCGATTTCATCCTGCAAGCTGGACGCCGCCTTTTCGGCTTTCCGCAAATCCGCTTCCGTTGCGACGATTTCGCGCTGCAGTGCATCGTACTGCGCCTGCGAGACTTTTCCTTGTGCAAACTGCTGCTGCACCTGCTTTTCTGCGTTCTTCAGCGAGTCCAGCTTTTGCTTTGTCTGTTCCACGCTCTCCGCCAAAAGCCGCTGCTTCTGCTCGAGCAGTGTGACGTTGCCCGGGTCCAGCTTCAGCAGCCGTTCGACATCGCGCAGCTGCTTTTGCGTCGTGCTGATCTCTTTGTTTACGCCCGAAAGCGCTTTAGACAGTGCGGTCGTATCGCCGCCGATTTCGATTGTTATGCCCTTGATTCGATCCGCCATCTACTCACCCCTTCGGAAAAAAGCGGTTAATATCCGCCTGTGTCGCTTTATACGGATACTTCTCTTGGTCGTTCGCCTGCTCGATCAGCATATCGTAGACCATGCCAACCGTCATATCGTCGAGGTCCTCGCGACTGAGCCCCAGCTCCGCACAGCGGAGCATAAAGGTCGCGCCGGTCGCTTCACGCACAGTTTGTCTTATTTTTTTTTAGACTTTGCCGTCGTCTGAGCGTTGATCGCCCAAAGCTCGAGGATTGCCGGGAGTACCTCGTAGATCGAAAACGTCTCGAAGCCGTCGAGCCAACCCTCCGGCGTGTCCGGGATGTTGGCGTCATACTGCCGCGCCATGATGTAGGCGGCGTTTTCAAAAATTTCGAGGTCGGTCACATCAAGCTGCGATTCGTGCACCAGCGCTTCATAGGCCTCGCGCTCTTCGGCAGGTGCATCTTCTGCCGGTTTTTTGGCACGGATGCCCTGCAGCGCTTTGGTGTACGCCTTCTGCAGCTTGTTCAGGTCCTGGATCATGTCCCGGCCGATTTTATGTCGGTAAAGGCGCGGGGTCAGGGCCGAAGCCCTAAACCCCACCTCCTTTCCATCAATCTGAATTCTTTTTTCCATATGCTTTGCCTTTCTCAACCTGCGGTAGGCGTATAGACCTTCGTAAACCAAGCCGTGCGAACGTTCTCCGGCGTCTCACTGGTTGTACGTGCAAATACGTTGCCGTTTTCAAGAGACGTCGCGGAAATCGTGCTGGTCTGCGTCTGCGGCTCCTTGGTGTCCGTACTCGTCGCGCCGACAATGCCCGGGCGCGTGCCCGTGCAGTTGTACATGCAATACAGGTCGTTGTCTGCGTCGCCGTCGATCTGAAAAAGAAGCGCGAAGCTCTTCGGCTCAACACCCACATTCTCAATGATCGTTTTGTCGGTGGCGTTGAGCACGTATCCCCAGACATCCTGCAGCATCTTGTCGATAAATCGCGCCATTTCGAGGTCGCCCTCGTAGCCGTTGTTTGAGCTGGATTTGTAGTACACAACGCCGTCCGCGTAAAACGGCGTGATCTCGCCGCTCGCCTCGAGCGACAGATTCACGGCGCCAGGCACAGGGACCGGATTTTCCCACGTCGGCGTTTCGCCGTCTGCGGTCATCACCGCATAGTGCACGTTTTTGATGTTAAACTGCACCTTGTTTTCGTTTGTCGCCATTGTTACACCTCAACTTCGTACAAAATTTGATAACATTTTTCCGTATCAATATAAGTTTCCGATTTTTCCCAAAAGATTGAGGACAGGGCGCTTTCCACCCTGTCCTCTGCTTCTGGATTTTTATCTTTTGTGTAGAGCTCGATCTGCACATGATCGATCGGCTGGTATACGACGCCGTCCGCCGAAAAGTTATTGCTGTATGCGGCGAGATAGCAGATGTACGGCAACTCAGGCGCTCCGCCAATCGGCCATGCCCTGTATACCACGGGCAAACCTGTGCTTTCCAAAAGCTGATATAGATTCTCCAGCGTCATTTTTTAATCACCACTTTCACGGCACCCACGAGCTTATCTGCAGCAGCCTGTTCGGCCGGGCGGATATGCGGCCTGCCGTCCACGCGGCCACCGTTTACCTTCGCATGCCCGTTTTCGAGCAGATGCGTGAGCTGCGGCTTTGTGCGGTTGGATATGCGCACCCGGATGTCCTCCGGGCTCTCAAACTCCACCTTGGACGTCCAGCCGCGCGCATACTCGCCGGTATCCCGCGGAGATGTCGCTTTCAACGTGCGGACCGTTTCTTTTGCCACGTCCTTCACCGATTTTTTTATACCTTCGGCGACCTCGTCGCTGTAAGCCTTGAGCTCTTTTACGATCTCGATCTCAAGCTCCTGTAACGGGATTTTCCGCGCCACGCGCCACACCCGCCTTTCGCTCGAGATACAGCTCGATGCTATCGTTGTCCGGGTCTAAGTAGGTGCGGTACACGGCATACCGACGCGCATTTTCGCCCGAGCCGATCTGTACGATCTGCTCTCCGTTGTAATTCACGATCGGTGTCACGGCGACAAGCTGCGGCTGCAGGCCGTTCTGTCCGGCGTCTGCCCACTCTGCTCTCGTGACCGACTGCAGGTGCGCCCATACCGACGTTGCTGTCTCCGTCACCGTGACGTTTCCGATCGCGTCTTTTTTATAGCTTTCAGAGATCAGCAAAATGAGATCATCCATTTGCCTCCCCCTTCTGGCCAAAAAGCCGGTTGTTCAGTGCCCACCGCAGCATGCGCGGCATTTGCACGTTTTCCTCGCGTCGTCGGCGGTACAGGTAAGCGGCATACATTTCGACGAGCATCGCATCCTGCACCGTATCCGTCAGCGTGATGCCCTCCTGCGCGATGTAGGCTCTGGCCGATGCGATGAGTACAAGCAGATACAGGTCGAGCGCAGAGCTCGAAACCTGCAGGTCAACCTTCAAAATCTCCAAAATGTCTTCATCTGTCAACGTCAACGCCGCTTACCTCCTTGTTTTTTACTTTGTTACCGAGACCGTATAGACGCGCACTGCATTGCCCTGCGTAACCGTGACCGTCAGCGGATGCGCTGCGCCGTCCGTCAGCCATGTCACTTCGCCGCCATTGTGCACATTCTTGCCGTTGTAGCTGATTGCCACCTTCGCGCCCGGCTGGCTACTGGTTGCCTCGATCTTTGCGCTCGTTCCGGTGGGCGCGAGCGTATAATTGTATGTACCCGTTGCAAACACGGGCGACAGCGTCTCTGTGCCGACTGCCAGCGCGGTAAGCTTCGCGTCGTTTGCAGTATCTGCGGCAAAGTCCATCACGGTTGTGACCGCCGCGTTGTTGATGTTGATCGCAACAAACGCGCCCGGGATGACCGGCATACCGTCCGCGCGCTCCTTACCCTTGAAAACGGTGTTGTCCTGAATAAACTGCACCTCACGGCTGGACTCGATCGTCATACCGGCGCGCAGCGCGAGCAGGTACAGATCGCCGTAACCGCCGATGATGTCGCCGTCCGGGATAAACTCAAGCACATCGATGTCGCCATCGACGACCGGCATCGTGCCCGGGAACTGCGCGACAAGGCCGCCCTCGTAATTAAACGCAATCAGCTTCGCGCGAAGCTTGGCGTAAGTTTTGCTGTTCATCGCCCAAAACTGGCGGCCGCGGCTGTAGCGCGTGAATGTGTTTCCGGCTGCGACAGCCAGTGCGGACCAGAAAGTAATCGGTTCGGCCGTGCTGTCCACTTTGAGGATGTTGCTGGTGTGGAGATCGACCCACTCCGGCGCATTTGCCGGATAATCGGAGGGCTTAGAGGTCTGCGCGAGGCGGGTCACGATGCCGAGCGGCATCTTGCTCGCCGCACCCTTGCCATACAGGATCGCCTTATCCAGCGCGAGGCCGATGCTCTCGGAGAGCATCTCCACGATCCAGCTTGCAAGGTTGATGTCATTGTCCTCGAGGATCGAGTTGCACACCGGCACATAGCCGGAAACCTTGAAGCCGTCCAACGTGACCTGGTTAAAGACAAAGGTCAGCTCATTGATCGCGCCGCACATCTCCGTCCACACCGCTTCCGGTACCGTACCGGCAATGGTCTGGCGCGCCTCGCCGTTGACGTTGCGGATGCGCACGCGGTTCAGCAGCTTAGAGTACCGATACATGTTCTCCGCGATCATGTCGAGGAAAACGACCGGAATCGTGAGCTCCGCGCCGGATACGCCGCGCTGCTGGCCCTTCATGCTGCGCAACTGCGCAAAAAATTCGCGTACGTCCTCGCGGGCGACGATTTCGCTGCGCTGCTCCATCGGCAGCGCGTCAAACGCACGTCGGCTCATGGGCAGCGCGCGGATGTTGATATTGGTTTCCATTTTTCTTTCCGTCCTTTCTTTTGTGAGATGGTTTTCTTTGCTTCTGGTCGGAGCAGCTGCCTCGGCCTCGGAAAGCTCCGCTTCAAGGCCCTCAATCTCGCCTGCCAACGCAGCCTTTTTTGCTTCGTGCGCAGTCTTGTCCGCGTCGAAGGTCTCTACCTCTTCGGTGACGGCCTGCTCCTGCTCCGACGTTTCTGCTTCGTTGATTGCTGTCTCAAGCTCAGCCTCACGCTTGGAAAACTCCGCATCCTTCTGGCGGAGCGTTTCCAGCTCGGCCTGCTTCTTTTCAATGCTGCGGCGCAGCATGATTGCTTTAAGTGCCATTGTCTTCTCCTTTCAGGCGGCTTTTCATTCTTGCCTGCCATTCCTCTTTTCTGCGTTTTTCTGCCTGCTCAAAATCTTTCCGGCGCGCCTCTACCGAGGTATCCTCATAAGCCGGAAACGTTACGACGGAAACCTCGTATAGCTTCACAGCCTTGATCCGCCACACCGTCGGCACACCGTCCTTGTAATCAACATCCTGATCGAGGATGTCAAATCCAAAAGAGCACTGATTCACATCGCCGCGCTTCACGCGCTCGTAAAGATTCATCGCGTCCTGATCCTGTTGATTGATCGTGACGCTGCCCCAAAGCCCCCGCTCGTCTACGCGCAGCGAAAGCGTACCCGCCGTTGTACGGCCGAGTACAAGCGTCGTGTCGTGGTTAACGAGCGCCCGGACATCTCCACTCGTTTGCCCGTCGAATGCGCCGGGCTCGATCGTCTCATATGCGCCATCCCAGAGCTCATACCGGCTCCCGAATACGGCGAAATATCCCTCAATATAGAGATTTCCGCCCTCGGCACGGGTACAGAAACCTTCGCTCCGCGCCATAGCCGTGCGTTTATACATCATGTGTTGTCACCTCCGTTCAGTTTGTTTTGGTCTCCGATCATCCCGCGCGGAATGTAGTTTTCCAGGATCACAAGGTCGTCAAGGCCGGAAAGCGGAGAAAGTCCGATCCAGTCGCGCACCTCGTTTCCGGTCATAATCCCGCGTACATATTGATCGTTCGCCACCGCTGCAAGGTCGCGCAGGTCATAGTTGTAAAGGCTCCGCGCGTTGAACCGAAAAAACCAATCTGGATTGTACAGGAGCTTTTTGGTCATTTCCTGCTCGATGTTCTTCGCGACCGGCATGATCGTGGAGCTGATAAAGTTGTTCCATGCGTCTCGGTGGAAATCCCCGATACCCAGAACAAAAGGCGGCACGCCAAGAATGGCCGCCACCGTCCGTTTATCGAGCTGCACGAAATCCGCGAGCGCAAGGTCGGAGAGCGTGAGTGGCCGGACCTGCTCTACGCTAAACTGCTCGGACGGGATCATCCATGGCTCGCCCGCCTGCGCTGTGTCGATATACTCGCGCAGGAGCTTGCTGCGCCCTTCCGCGCTCGCAAATTCGTCCGTGAGCGCATCCACCTTGACGATGATGCTTGGTTTCCAGTTGCTGGACATAAAGCTTTTTTCCGTGGTGGCCGCCTGCTTGAGATTGTTCGCGACGTCTGTCAGCGCGACACGGTAGCCCTCGCCTTTCCACGGATAATAGCTTCCGGGGTTCAGGACAAAGTGCAGCACGTCGTTCGGGTCGTACTCCTGCCCGGCGATCACCACACGATAATCCCACACGCCCTCCGGAACGAACGCCGTAAAAGCTGGCGGCACCGGTTTGAGGTCGCGCAGAATGCCGCGCCGCGTTTCCGGCCACACCACCGCGTTTCCGTTTCCTTCGAGCATCAGCGTCTTGACAATCCAGTGGATAAACGCCGCGCGAGTCATATTGTTGTTCGGGCTGATGTCCACCTTGCGGCTCAGCTCGTTTTTGACCCGGATGTCACCGGTCTCCGTGTTTTCCATCAGATGTATGGTCATACTTGCGATCAGCCGCGCTATCGTGTCCACTGCCGTGCAGATCTCGGGATTCTGCGCAAGGCTCACGTAGCCCCGACATTCGATAGATTCCCACAGGTCTGCGCCTGCAAAGGCGATGCTCCTGCGCACCGGCTCGGCACGCGGCGCAGGCCTGCTTCTTTTTTTCTTGCTCAAGCTTCACCCCACCATTTCTTCGCTGCCCTGTTTTTTTCAAGGCTTTCGAGGTATCGGATGCAGGCAAACACCGACGCATCAAAAAGATCGATGCGGTGTTCTGGCTGCACCTTATCGTATTGGATCATGTCGTCCGTCTTTTCGACGGCGGACACGTTTTCCACGCAGTACTCATAGGCTTCCGAATGCAAATAAAAAAGAGTGCCGTTTTTTGCGCTCTGCTCGATATGCCGGAAGCCCTCAGACTTTTTGTAAAAATACTGTGGCTGATCGACGATCTGAAAGCCCGCCGATTTCATGCCGATGAAATACTCGCGACAGAACTTCCTATCGTGCCCGACCTGCCGGATTTTGAACCCCCGTTTGCGCATATCCACGAACCAGTTGACCACATCCGCATGGTTAACGGTCGGGCTGTTGCACATCGTAAGCCAGCCGTCGTCCTGCCAACCAAAAAGCGGGATGTTGTCCTGCTCCGCCTTGATATGCGCGGCGACAACCGGGAAAAACGCATGCGTGATCACGATGTCCACACCTTTGTAATGTCCAAAAAGCGCCGCAGCCGTCAGGTCATGGAGCTTCGACAAGTCCGCACCGCCGTACCAGTCGATCGGCAGCCTTGCCAACTCCTCGAGCGTCCAGCTGTACTTGGCGTCGCTCCGTCGGAACTCCTCGATGTCAAAATACGCCTTGACCGCGTTTGTGTAGACGTTTAGGCTTTTTGCAAAAAAATCCTTACGCTGCTGCGGGTCGTTCTGCGCCTGCAGGCTGTCGTTCAGAATTTCATCTGGGCGAATGCTCACGCCATAGGCTGGGTTTGCCATTTCATGCACTACCGGATTTGTGTAGTCGATATTCCCGTTTTCATCCGGATTTGCGCAGCACATAAAAATAAAGTACTGTTCGTCCTTCACTGTGCCATCCAGCACCTTTCGGCAATATTTTAGCCGCTGCCCGAGGAATGCCTGCTCATTGTCGCCCGCGGTCGAGATGCCGATCAGCAGCTTATTGGTGTAGGCTTTCATGGCCTCCTTAAAAAGGTTGTACTGCTTCGGCGTTTTAAAAGCATGAATCTCGTCGCAAATTGCAATGTTGCAGTTGAGGGAATCCTGCGCGTCCGGGTTTGCCGCCAGTGCGCGAATAAAAAAAGAGCCGTCCGGAAGCGTAGCCTCCATGGAGTGCTCATTGTTGTTGTCGATGATCTTGACAGACCCGCCGCTTTTTGCGTCCTCACCCATCCGGCGGACATTGTAGTCCAAAAAATTGAAGCTTTCCAACGACTGCATCAGCGCCGCCGACGCAATATATGTTTTTGACCCGCTGCGTCGGTAAAGAAGTGAAAGCGCCCAGGAAAGCGCCGCGGCAAAACTTGTCTTAATATTCTTTCTGGGAATGAAGATCAGCGCTTCATGAAATCGAACAACATCCGTCCCGCGCAGCTTGAATCCCACAAGATTGTAAACGATGAATTTGTGGAATGGCTCGAGCTTAAACGGCGTCCCACGCAGCGGCGTGCCGTCCAGCTTCTCCCCCTGCTGGTGGCAGATCGTTTTTTCGATGATCCGGATGCAAAACTCAGGCGCTTTGCTATCCATCCAGTACTCGGGATTGTCGAGGTCCGAAAAGAACCGATCCACAGCTTGGCGCAACTCTACGCACGCCGCTTTTCGACCAGCCCGAATGCTTTCGGCGTACTCGAGGACCTCCGGCCAGTTTTTCCCTTTAACCGGATTCAATACTTGCAAGCGCCGCAGCCAGTCCGCCCGGCTTTTCCAAACGCGGCGCGTCTCCCGTCATTTTTTTATAGCTCGAGGGTGTCATCCCAAGTTCACGCCAGTACGCCAAAGCACTCTTGTTCAGATCATCCCAAAGGACAAGCAACGGATTTTTCGTCATGTTTGTCGAGCCGCCCTTGTTCGTGTACTCGATGACAGACTTTCCACCGGAGGCTCGAAACTCCCCGAAAGTTTTGTCCCGCTGCTCGAGGATTCCCGCCAAAGTCTCCACCGCGGAATCATACGCGTCCTTCTGCACCCCAAGTGCAGACATCTGCTCCAAAATTAGTTTTTTCCATTTGTTTTTGGTCATATCCTGCACCCCTTTTGTCAAAAATCTGCCCAGAGTTGGAAAGAGTTACCCCCGCCGGTCCCTACCAGCCCCGGAAGGCGCGTCGGATGAGGGCGGGGATCTCTGTGGTCTCTCATATTCCATACCTCCCCGCGTTCTTCGCTTTTTCCGGATGCATTTTGTTGTGGCACGCCTCACACAGGCTGACGAGATTGTCTGCGTTATACGCAAGCTCCGGATGCTCATCCGCGTGCTCGATGTGGTGCACGGTCGTCGCTTGACGGCGCCGCCCATACCGCAGGCAATACTGGCACAGATAGTCATCCCGCCTCAGCACAGATGCTCGCAGCCTCCGCCATCTCGGCGCGTTGTAATCAAAGCTCATGACCCTATCTCCGAATCGCCGCGCTCTTTCTTCTCGGCCTCTCGCCACTCGGTCAACCGCTTGACGCAGAGCGCATACGGGCAAACCACAAGCATGCACAAATGCTCGCCCGTCCTCGCGTATGTATCCCAAACGCAGCCGCTTGAGCGCGGGCACGGGCGATATGCTTTTTTGTTCATCTTTTCGCCCTCCTTCGGCATATCAAAAGCGCCGAGGAACCTAATTCCCGGCGCTTTACCTAATAACTCTATTATTTAGTATATAGATTAAATCGCACCATTTGGTACAAAAACGCCGAAAAGCAAAAATTATTTTTCGCCCGGGCACTCTTTTTTGAATAAACCATAATACTGGCTTTTGAGCGTGTTGATCGCCGGAACTTTACCGCTTTTGCTCATCTGCGCCGCTACCCGGTCCCATGAATAGCCATGAAACGCACGAAGCATCACGACGCGCCGCAACCATGCGCTTTTTATACCGAATACAAATTGCTCTATCTCTTGCTTTTGCGCTTTGAGCTTTGCTATGTGCTCGGCATATCTCTGCGGCCCAAGCCCGCGCACGGTGATAGGGTGCTCGGTAAACGGAAACTCATCCGATGATCCGCGCACTATATCGCTTATCACCGTTTTATTCTCGCGCTCAAGTTCGTCAATCTCCGCGCAGATGTCGGGGTATTGCTCTAAAAGTTCTTTTGTCATCGCATCTCCTCCTTTCCGTTGCCTTACGGTTTCAGCTCAACTTCTGGCAGTACGTTGGTGTTAAAATACAGTTTGTAGTGATATGGGTCTGTATGAGTACCGTTAATATCTTCAACGACGTACAGAGTGTAGTCGTTGAGGTATACATAGTTTTTCTTGTAGCTGTCTGCACCGACCTTTGCTGTGATGACCAGTTCGTCTGTGCTGTTGTTGCTGATGTTGATATATCCCTCTATGTACATGATGACGTTATCCGTTCTGGCATTCCACACAGTCACACGCCGTTCTGACTGGAAATATTCTGCCTGCTGGCTGATATTGTGGTTCACCTTGTCGGCTTCTGAGCACCCTGCCGCGGCGAACAAAACCATAAGCGCCGTTAACACTGCAAAAATCTTTTTAAACATTGACTTACCTCCTCAAAAATCACATCGCCACAAACGCCACCGCCGCGGCGAGGCCCACTAAGCCAAGCACCACCATGGCTTTTACACATCGCTCAAGCCCGGCAATATTGTCCGCTGCATCGTACTCCCGCGACTTGCGCATCACGATGCACTCCGTGAGCGTCGCCACGATTACGAGCACGACCAAGATGATTTTAGTCACTATTCTACGCCTCCTTTGTCCCATCTCCATTTTTGCCCTCTCGTGCAGACCGTACAGCGCAAATCGTCCATTCCGCACGTATTGTCGTAAAGGCATGTGTCACAGTCCCGCTGCCGCTCTAGCACTTTGTACGCGGCTTGATACAGCTTCGCGGTTTTTATCGCCTCACGAATAACCGCGCACCCATACACGCCGCAGTTATGCTCATGCCCACAACCGAGGCAGCACAAGGAGTCTGCCAGCGAGCCGGTCTCCGATTCCATGCGCTCAAGCGCCTTGATGAGTTCATCTGTTGTCATATCTGATCTTCCTTTCGCGTCTTTTTTCAACGGCTTTCCGCACATCGCGGTGGAAGCCTACTTCGTCTATTGCTTTCGCGCGCTGCTTGCTCTCAATCAATTTTGTCAGCTTGTATCTCATGTAACTTTGGCATGTACTGTGACAAGTCTCGTGCTCGTTTGCGTATCTGTCCGGGCAGTTCTGCGGGCATGGGCCCAGATGCTGCGTCATTCCTTCAGCACCACCTTTTGCGTTTGCGGTTCCGCCGTCCATTTTTCAACATCCACGCCGATCTGGCGCAGCTTGTAAAGCAAAATAAATTCGGCGTTATCCTGCATATCGTAGTGCTTGAGCAATTCCGCCCGGTGCACCGCCACGCAGTCCCACACGCGGCGGAGACGGTCGGCGCCGAACCCGAATTCTTCGTGCAGCGCCCAAAGCAGCATGGCACAGATTTCAGCCGAAAACTTTTCATCAAGCTCGTGCACCTGCCTCGCTATTTCCGCTTTCAACGCCGCTTTTTCCGTTTTGCTCATTTGGTATCGCTGTAAAGCTTTCATTCTGTTCCGCCTCCCGTTGCCAGCTCTCCGGCACAAGCTGCGTACCCGGCAAGATCAATAAAGCTATCGGTTTTGCCTCTGCCCGTTGCAATTCGGGCAATTTTAAAAAGGCACATCAGCGTCGCAACATCTTCGCCGTTTATGCAAACATCCGCTTCCGGGATTACGCATTTTGCTTTTAGGTATGTCGTCCACAGCTCGCCGATCAGTTCAAAATTTCTCTCCGGCGTGCCGTAATCCTGCTCGCGGTCGCCGCACACGCAGCGCATAGCGGCTTCAAGGATTTCTTTTCTATCCATGCCTTTGTTTTTCTGCGGGAAATTATTGATTTCGTACAGCAGTGCATTTCGTGCCTCCAGTGCTTCGTTTGTTAATTCCTCAAGCGGGCATTGGGCGCAATTTTTTTGACACTCTATGCACTCCGCCATTACGTTTTCAATCGCCGCACTCAATACTTTAAGTGCTTCTTTGCTGTACTCCTGCTCATTAAATACGATCATTCTATTTTGCTCCTCTCTGTTTACTCGTGGTGTTTCTTCACTTTTTTCCTGTCACACTTTTCGGGCGGGCATCCGCGTGGGAGGCCAGTATCGTATCAATAGCAACACACGCTGTATCGGTCTCCGCGAGAGCCTATCCCGCGCCTGTATATGCAGCCTCGGCAGCTCGCCCGCAGATTTGCCCCCGAAAGCATTATGTGGTACGGCTCTTTAATGCCTGTTGCGCCAAATTTACGCATGTCCATCGCTTTTGCGCTCCTCTCCCTCTATCGTCACCCATACGCTCGGCATCTCCGATGACCATCGCTTACAGATCTTTGCGTTCACAATCTGCGCGTCATCTCTGTAAGCAAAACCGTTTAAGGCGTCGCACACAATCTTCATGATATTGTCCAAGTCCGGTTTTTTCTGCGGGAAAAGTGCGCCGCTCGTCATCAGCATTTGCTTTCGCTTGCTGGCGCTCTTCGGAATGCCCAGAAACGCCGTGATGATTATATCGATCGGTGCATCATCGGCAAAGCGCCTACCATGTGCCTCCGCTAAAAAGCGTTGCCGCACAAGCTCCTCATACGCCACGGTTTTATCGGGCGTGTAGCTCATGCTGCGCCCGGATTTCATCCGCACTACACGCGGCCGGGCTTTGCCCTGCGGTTCGCCCGGTATTATAAATTTGATTTTCATACTTCACCTTTCGCCTTCGCTGCCGCGAAGATATCATATTTCTCGTACTCACTAAGATCATAAGACGGTTCGTGCTTCGGAGGCTTCCACCGCTCGGATAAACTCCAGTTACCGAGTAGAGCTCTCCAGCTTCGCACCGGTTGTCCGTTGATTTCCCAGCCTAACGTCTCGTAATAATTCCAAAATCGCTCCGGGTCAACGGTAAAACCTTTTTCCTCACAATACGCCTTAACTTCAGCCAAAGAGGGAGCCGCGGCGCAAGCCGCTCTATGTCTCTCTTTCTTATTCTTCTTTCTTACTTCTGTCTCTTGTTGCATTTCTGCCGCAGAAATCGGAATTTCTGTTGCAGAAATACGCTTTTCTGTATCGGAAATGGCTTTTTCGGGTACAGTTTTTAAGAGCTGACCGTCATCGTCGATCAACCAGTATAAGGATTTATCCACCTTGTTCCTCGAGGTCACTTCGGCGTAGCGACGCTGGAGTCCCGCAGAGGTCACCACAGACCGCGCGAGGAGACTTTTATCGAATAAGCCTATATCCGCACAATACTGGATAACTTGCATCACTTGGTGTTTTTTGACCCATTTGCTGCCGATCGATCTGACAACTGCGAGGCACAGTTTATCAATCGGCAGCTCAAGGTAATATCCCTCACGATATATCATGCAAAGGATGCAATCAAATATCGTGCTGCCTAAAGGGCCGTACTCATTGATAAGGTCCATGACCTTAAAATCCTCATAATAGCTGACATCTTTCTTGAACCAGTCGAGCCCCTTTTTAGGACGTCTTCCGGCCGTTCGGCTCACCTCCTCTAAAATACGGTGACCGGTATGCCGGTCAGGGCTTCGATGTCGCGCCTGAATGCGTCCTTGTCGCCGTTTTGATTTGATACATGCAATAGGTAAATACGCTGCACGGTTGAAAGATCGTTGGCGGTAAGAAATGTTCGGACATTATCAAGTGAAAAGTGACTGCGCACAAGGCGCGGCCGGAGAGACTCCGGCACAGACCCAGCGCTGATATTGCGGTCTAACAATGTTCGGTCGTAATTGCATTCGACCATGATATAGGTCAGACCGCGAAATGTATTCGGAATAAAGTAAGTATCTGTCGCGAAGATCAGCTTGTCCCTCGTCTCTTTCGAGTGCAGGAGGAAACCCAGCGGCTCCGCAGCATCGTGCTGCGCTTCCCACGGCAGCACCGTCCACGTGCCGAGTGTAAACTGCTCGCCCGCTTTGATGCTGTGTAGGCGGTAGTTTCGGCGGTCTTTCTCGGCGTTCAGCGCGGAAAACGTCCCTCCCGACGCGTAAACATCGATGCCCGCCATCGGCAGGCCAAGCGCCGCTTTGGCGTGGTCTTGGTGCTCGTGTGTGATAAGGCACCCCTGCACACGCATAAGCAAGTCCATATACCCCGCGAGTATCGTCCTTTTTCTGATGCCGGCCTCCAGCAGCAGGACGCTTTTTCCATCGTCCACGGCGTAGCTGTTTCCTGCGCTGCCGGATGCCAGGCATTTGACCGAGACCAATTAAAACCCGGGCACGAACGGTGCCTCTTCCGGCATGGATTCTTCGGGCACCGGCAACGCCTCTGGGTTCATCACTTCGCCGGTGCTCTCGTCGACCTGTATGTCTATCATTGTTTTGTTTGCCTTTTCCTGCATCTCCTGTACCGGCGTTTTGCCCTTATCGTCAAGCGCTTCGACCTTCTGCATTTCTGTCGAGGTCGGGCCCCACTTGCTGAGGAGCTGGCGCAGGACGGTTTTCATCGCCATTTTGTCAAACTCTTTTTTCCAAGGGCTCGAATTGGAGTTATAGCTCGGCGAATAATGGCTCGCATATGCCTCCATGTCCGGCTTGGACATGTAATAAACATGCTCATGACCGTTGAGCAGCTTAAAATACGCAAAATAACCGACCACGGTATCGGATATGCGTTCGCCCGAAACATCCGGGATGCCGGAGAGTTTATCAAAGCCGCGAAGCTCGCCTTCGTATACCATATCGGCGTTGATGATCTTATATTGCCCTGTGCGCTGCGCAAGCTGTACGAGGCCCTTGTATCCGATCGTAAAGGTCGGCACATTTTTGTACGGCACAACATACGCATAGCCGAGAGATTTCACAAGCGGCAGGTCAAGCGCGGCTGCTTTGACACATTCCAGCGCCACCTTTTCCGGGTCACAGTTCTGGAGCGCCGTTTCGCCGGAATACAGGTCGATCATGCTGCTCATAAACTGCCCCGCTTTGTCCTTCAGACTGTTCTTCAACTGGGCGCGTATGGTCTGACTGTTCAGCACGCCTTTAAACTGATCGATTTTTGCAAGATTGTTGTTCATTTGTTGTTCCTCCTTTTAGTCGTCAAGCATTGTCTGATATTCTGCATCGTCCGGGATGACAAGCTGCCCGTATTCATCGATTGCCACCGGCAAAAAGTCATTCAGAGCCCCTTTGTCTTCGAGCTGTATCGGGTCAAATTTATGGTTTGTTTTGTAGGTTACGGCAAACAAGGTCTGCCCGTTGTGTTGCGTCGGCGCGAATGTGATCTTCGCGTTGACTTCAAACCCAGTGCGATTTTCCAACGCTGTGCGCAACGCGCGAACGATTTTATCATCAATGGCATAAATGATATTCTTCAGCTCGCCGCTCCAGATCGAAACGGGTTCGCCGGTTACCGGCACGGTGATCTTTTCGGCATCTTTCAAATATTCGCTCATTTGTCTGCCTCCACTTTGATTTTTTTGTGTTCTGCCGCAACCTGCAATCGAATCATCTGATTTGCGATGCTGTCCAACTTTGTGCAGCTTTCCGCATTATCCACCCAGACCGGTAAATGTAAGCCCATCGCTTCGGAAAGCGCCGCGATGATGTCCAACCCGGCGTTATACTGCCGCGCGGTATTTGTATTGCTCTCGTATGCGGTATAAACGTCCTCTTTGTTGCTCTGCACCGTCGCCCGGCAGCACGGTGCGATACCGCCGTTGACCTGTCGGTCAAACATAACCCAACGCACACGTTTAAAGCCTGCGTTGATCTTGTCCTCAATGTCCGCCGCCTGAAGCTGCACAAAACGTTCCGCCAAGGTAATGCGCTGATCCGTTTCGGCAAGCTGTCGCCCGAGGTATGTTTCGTGTGCTTTCAGCTCCTCGATGCGCTTGTCGAGCGCTTTGATCTGTGCTTCGACAGCTGCGCGGGTATCGCCGGAAGCGAGCTGTGCATTCAGCTCGTCCATGCGCTTCTGTGCGGCAAAGTATCTTTCATCCGTCGTCTGTTCGGCTTTTGTCAGCTTCGCTTCCAGCTCATGGAGCTCTGTATCGTATGCCATTGCATCGACGGTAGTCTCCCATGCAGACGGTGTAACGATGCTTGCGGTCAGACCGCGAAGCATTTCGTTGTCGGACTGCAAATGCATCTCTATGTCCTTCAGTTCTGCCGCAAACTCGTTTACACGCTGCGCCGTAGATTCGCACAGAGCTTTCAGTTCAAGCCCCTTTTTCGTGATCTCATCGCCGCGCCGGGCTTTACGCGTGTTAAATTCGGCCTTCAGATCCTCCAAGCGTTCCTTTGGGAGGATCTGTCCGCAGGTCGGGCAGATTGTTTGATCTGTCGGAAACTGCTCATTATGGTTATCGACCGCACGTTTTCTGAGCTCGTTGAGTTCCTTCTCAAAGCTCTCTTTCAAAGAGACATTCGCCTTGTAGTCTCTCTCAA